ACCCCTGTCTTGAATTATTGGCAGTTCAGAACTTAGCATTCCGTTCCATTTTGCTAACGCAAAAATTCCACTCCAGCAAGTTCTTCACAGGGACGTGGCTATGCACTTGCCAAAATTCGCTCTCCTGTTGGTAGAGGGGATAAAAATTAGTAAGGAGAGATTAGAGATTAGCTTGAAAAATTTTTGAAATTATTTTTTATAAAAGCTCAGTATTAACTCCCCTCTACCTACGGGAGAGGGTCAGGGTGAGGGGCTTTAAAAAGAGTTATTAAAAAATCAAGATTTTTACTTTTTTTAATATAATTGTACTATTATGTCAAGGTAAACTTAAAAGACCTCAATGAAAAAGATTTATTAGTACTCGCCCTACTTCTAATTCTATTTAAAGAGGTCAATTAAGGGCAAGGGGGAGAAATCCCCCAACCATAATAACATTATAACCTAATTTTAAAGTTTTTCAAGCCTTCTGTGAAAGGAAAAATATTATGGCTGACGAGTACATCAAAGGCTCTGGAACTGGTCGAGGTGGCTGGCGAGGTGGTGGACGTAAAAAAGGAGTTAAAATAGGTAGAATAAAACCCGAAACTGTTAGCTTCCATAGAAGCGTTACACCTGAAGAAAAAGAATTTCTTGAAAAATGCTTAGCTGAATTTAGGGCAAACAAGGGGTAATACCCTTGTTTGCCTTGATTTCAACAAGAAATTAATTTAAGAGCTTGACACATCATAAAAAAAGTTCTAAAATAAAGTTGTGAACAGTTGAACAATAATAAGTTTATCTAACTTCAATCATTTCAACTTTTCAAAGTTAATAAGGTTGTGTAAAATAGGTGTTATACACCCTATTTAATTTTGAATAGCGAATATTTAAGTTTAACACATTTTGTTGAAATGATTTTGTAGTTCTATATTTTGAAACTCCTTAATGTTGCAAAATGAAGTGGGTCTTCCAATACGTTAAAAGTAGATATTGTCACTGGATGTACTATGCTTATTTTTAGGGGTTAAAATGCTTGATTTAAGCTGCTGTGGGCATAAAAGAAAAGGCAAAACATTTGCTCTTGCTGCTAAAAAAGGTTTCCAATCGGCTTTTCTTAAATGTGGTTATTGCCCTGTTTGTGGGAAGTTTTCTGTTATTATCTGTTCTATTTCTGATGATAATAAAATTAAAATAACACGTAAAGAAAATGATGATGCCTTTATTTTATTCGAAAACCAAAAACCCAACATAATCTATGAAATTAAAAATATTAAAAATTATGGGTTCGGGTGGTATCTCTGTTACTCTGAATATGGCAAAATTAAAAAATGCTATTCTAACCTTAGAACCCTTAAATTAGGTAAAATGAAAGAGAATTTTGAGTACGCATGAACTTCACAATTTATAACCCTAAATATGCTCAAAACATCTTAAACACTATAAACAATAAAATTCAACCCAATAAAGTCTACAAAATATCGTTTGAAGAAGTCAAACAACTTAAAACTAAAAAACAACTTGGGTTTATTTTCGGTGGAATTATTAAAGCACTCTGTTTATACTTTGAAAGGTTAGGTTATAATTTCTCTCCATCTCAAATTAAAGAATGGATTTACTCTGAAATCGGAATCTCTGATAGTTTATTTCTTCCTAACGGCAAGAAAGTTACTATCGTTAAAACACTCTCAGGTATGACAAAAAATGAAGCAAGCGAATTCATTTGTAAACTTATTATGTTTATTGATAGCTCTGAAGCTCTTGTGGACTTCATCCTTCCACCCGATTTAAGATACTGTTGGGTTAACCATATTTCAGAAAAAACGATAAACAATATTAAAGAATTTAATTTCTCTTACAAATCAGAACTTTATCTTAAACATCAAAGAAATCTAACTTGTATTAGATGTGGTGCAAAAGGTGGGCAAGCTCATCACATTAAGCTAGGTTCGGGACTTGGACGAAAAAATCCAGACTGGTTCTCTATTCCTATATGCCCTAAATGCCATTACTATTTGCATAGCTCTGTGGGTGAGCCTAATTTCTTGAACGAAATTAAATTTATTACTGGAAACCTAGACATCAAAACATTTTGCAAAATAGCATATTATTTATGGCTATGCAATTATAAATAGATTCATAGTTAATTTGACTCTTCATGTTAATTAGTACTTAATTTGTGGGTATTTTTATAATACCCTTTTTCTTATTTTTTATACTACTTCTAAATATGGCAAAGACTTGGGCAAAAAAATTTTATAACTCTATCCTTTGGAAACGCACGCAAGCTAATTATAGGCAACTGCATTACGGAATTTGCGAGAGGTGTGGACGTCCTGATGGTATCATTGTTCATCATAAAATATATTTAACTGAAAACAATATTGATAATCCTAATATAGCCTTAAACTTCAATAATCTTGAGCTATTGTGCATTGATTGTCATAACCAAGAACATAATTGTAAACATAAACCAACTCAAAAAGGGCTTAAATTCAATTCAAAAGGAGAATTAATACAAATCGACACCCCCCATAACGAATTTTAAAAATTCAAAACCAAAAGACCGTAGCCCCCAGTTGGGGGGAAAATGCGAGGGGGTGCGTGAGGGGTGTAGTGTTATAATAATGGTAAGTTGGGATGGTTAAAAAGAGTTATGTATGGAGTAGTAGTAAAAAGTGTTAAAAATATGGGTAGTGGTTTATTGAGTTTTGGGGTGTTAGAGTTGGGGTTGGTGTTGAGTTGAATAGAGGTATGGGAAATGAATATAATTTTAACTGATATGGCTAATTTGAGTGTTTTTGTTATTCCAGTAGTGCCACCAGATGTAAGTATTGAATCTGCTGGAACATCTACAGAAACAGAAACTGAAGAACATAAATTACTAGTGATAAAAAATGAAGCATTAAAAAAGATTTCATGGTCGAGTATGTTTCCTGTAAATAAAAATTACAATTTTACAAAAAGTGCAGCTCTGAAAAATGGTTGGGCTTATGTGACATTTCTGGAATTGATGAAAAAATACAGATTACCTATTAGGGTAATTATTACAACAAAGCACAAAGTGCCAGTATATAATTCTCTTATGGAAATAGAAAAGTTCATTTATGGAGAGGATAAAGGGGGAGATGTTGCATATAGTATTGAATTAAAAGAGTTTTATGAGAAATTTCTAACATTCATTGATAGAGATATTGAAGTCGCAAAGTATGTTAAAAATTACAATAAAAAGCAATGGGCAAAAAAGCAACTGGAAAAGTTCGGATTATTGAAAACAACATTGTAAATGAATGTAAACGAAATCAACAAATAAATGAACCATTTTCTATTCAAAATCGTTATAATAGTAGAAAGAGGTTTATTATGAAAAAAATATTTTTGTTATTATTACTAATATTTTCATTAGCCGTTCCAGTTTGTGCAAAAACATTAACGGTAGATTATTGTGACGGTGTGGCGTATAGGGTTGGTTTTGATTTAATTGAGTATGATAGCGACAAAAAAATTAGGTATGTTGGTAAATATAGAGTAGATTATGGTAGCGACAAGAGAATTTCATACATCGGAAAAGAACGAGTAGAATATGGCAGTGATAAGAAAGTTTCATATATCGGGAAAAAAAGAGTAGAATATGATAGTGACAAGAAAATTTCGTACATAGGAAATATACGAATAGAATATCATAGTGGCGAAATAACTGATATAGATGAACGCATTTTTTATTGTTTACCAATATTATTTAATCAATTTATAGAGCAACAATAAAATAAATATTACAGGTAATTCTGGTTTGAAAAAGATTTCATGGTCTAGTATGTTTCCTGTAAATAAAAATTATAATTTTATGAAAAAATTATCATTAAAAAATGGTTGGGCTTATGTGACATTTCTGGAATTGATGATAAAAAACCAACTTCCAATAAGAGTTATTTTAACTAGCAAAGCACACGTACCTATTTATAACTCATTGATGACTATTGAAAAATTTGACTATACTCAAAATAAAACAGGAGATTTAGAATATAAGATTGAATTAAAAGAATTTTACGAAAAGTTTTTAACCTTTATAGACAGAGATATTGAAGTTATTAAGTATATAAGAACGCACAATATAAAACAACTTGCAAAATCTCAACTTAAAAAATATGGCTTAATTCCTGAGAACCTTTAAACACTGTTAATACTGATAATGAACGCTCTTATTGCCTATGCTACTGATTTTACCCTTTGAATCATAATACACACTTTCATTTCCAATTGAACTAACTTGACCGTTGGGCGAATAAGAAACACTTTTATTTCCAATAGACTTAATTCTACCTTTTAAATCATAAGAAACACTTTCATTTCCAATTGAACTAATTTGACCGTTGGGCGAATAAGAAACACTTTTATTTCCAATAGACTTAATTCTACCTTTTAAATCATAAGAAACACTTTCATTTCCAATTGAACTAATTTTATATATGTAACGATAGGTTACTTTGTTATCACCGATGTAATAAATCAAACCATTTGAACGATAAGTTATTTTGTTATCACCGATTGAATAGATTTTACCATCTGAACGATAAGTTACTTTTTTATCACCAATAGCATAAAGTTTACTATCTGAACGATATGTTACTTTATTATCACCAATAGAATAGAGTTTGCCATCTGAGCGATATGTTACTTTGTCAGCACCAATAGAATAAAGTTTACCATTTGTGTGATAAGTTACTTTTATATCACCAATAGAATAGAGTTGTCCGTTTATATAAAAAGGAAACTCATACGATAAAGCTGGTAGGCAAATAAAGCATAAAAGTAATAAAGTTAAAATTTTTTTCATAATCAAAACCTCTTTCTATTATTATAACGAATTTTAGAAGTAATTGTTCAAAAACAAGGTGTGAATTGTAAAGAAAAGTAAATAAAAGGAGTTTATAATGGAACAATATGAGATGGGACAGTGTGACATACCTCAAACATCAATATATACAGAAAAAGAGAAACAAAACATCAAATCAAAGGAAGAAAAGCGATTAAAAAAGATATTCAAGGATTATTCACCAGAGATTAACGAGCTTGTAAAACCATTGATTGATAAATGCTCTTTTTTATTTTCTGAACTTAAAGAAGCAGAAGCTCAAATTCAAAAATACGGTTCTGTTGAATTATACAAAAATGGTGCAAATCAATGGGGTAAAAAGAAATCGGCAGCAGTAGAGGTGCATAATTTGATGATTAAAAATTATGTAATAGTAGTAAAACAATTAATAGATTTGTTACCAAAAGAGCCAAGCGACAATGCAATTGACGAGTTCAAAGAGTTTCTAAAATCGGGGAAAAATTAGCATAGGTGGGTTAATATGGCAAAAAAAAAGAGTATTAATCCTATTATTGAATATAACGACAAAATACAATCAGGCGAAATAACTGCTTGTAATAAAATAAAGATACTTTATAAGCATTTAGCAGATGAAATAAAGAACCCAGATAGCTTGTATTATTACAGTGATAAGCGAGCAAATCACGCAATAACCTTTATAGAAAAATTCTGTAAGCATTCTAAAGGTAAATGGGGAGGCAAGCCTGTAAAGTTAGAGCTATGGCAAAAAGCATTTATATCGGCTTTATTCGGGATAATCAGAAAATCGAATGATAAAAGACGGTTTAACAAGGCATTACTTTTAATAGGACGTAAAAACGGAAAATCTTTGATAGCTTCAGCTATTTCAATTTACATGATGATAGCAGACGGTGAAGCAGGTGCAGAATGTTACGCAGTTGCTACAAAACGTGACCAAGCTAAAATCATTTGGCAAGAGGCAATGTCAATGGTTAAAAAATCACCTGTATTACTAGGTGTAGTGAAATGTCGGACTAACGAGTTAAAATGTGAACAATTCGATAGTACTTTTAAACCTCTATCCAGTGAAAGTAACACATTAGACGGTTTAAATACACATTTTGCCGGCATGGACGAGGTGCATGCTTGGAAAGACAAAAACCTTTATGACGTTATACTAGATTCAACATCAGCAAGAGAAGAACCTATTATTTTAGTGTTATCAACAATGGGGTTTGTTAGAGAGGGTATTTTTGATATCCTTTACGATACGGCAAGCCGTTGTTTAATGGCGATTAAAGACGGTAACCCATATAATGATACCTTGCTGCCTGCAATTTACGAACTAGACAAGAGGGAAGAATACAAAAACTCTGAATGTTGGATAAAAGCTAATCCTAATTTAGGTATTTCTAAGTCGTTTGATTACATGAAAAACGCATATAAAGATGTATTAGACGACCCAAGACGATTAGCAAATTTCTTAACTAAAGATTGTAATATAAAAGAAACTGTAGCAGAAGCATTTTTCACATTTGACGAAATAAACAATGAAGAAACCTTTAATATAGATGAACTAAAACCACCTTATTACATTGGTGGCTTTGACTTATCAGAGACAACAGACTTGACGAGTGCTTGTGCATTATTTGAATTTCCAGACAGGCCTAATACATTGTTTGTTGAAAGTATGTATTGGTTACCATACGATTTGTTAGAGGAAAGAGTAAAAACGGACCATATACCTTATGATGTGTGGTATAAACAAGGCTTATTAAGGCTATCAGACGGTAACAAGGTTAATACCAATGATGTACTAGATTGGTTTGTTGAGCTTGCAGTCAATAAGAAGATGTATCCTAGTTTTATAGGTTATGACAGGTGGTGTGCTAGAGAGCTTGTGGAGAATATGAAAACCCAGTTTGGCTCTCCTTGTATGATGGAGGTTAAGCAGTATGCAAAAGTACTTAGTAACCCTCTTAAGATGTTGGCAAACGATTTTAGAGATAAGAAGATTGTGTACAACAATAACCCAATAACTAAATGGTGCTTAACCAATCTGGGGGTTAAAACTGATGTTAATGGGAATATTCAACCAGTTAAAGCCGTTCATCAAACAAGAAGAATAGACGGAGCTATGGCAATGTTAGATGCGTATGTAGCTTATGTAAACAATAAGGACGAATACAGAAATGCAGTTGGATTTTAATTTTATAAAAAAAATATTCAGTAAAAAACCAGTAGCACAGACTTTACAAAGTGCTTTTTTACTAGGGGGTACACCTTATTATACAAACAATTCAAATCAATTATACGATATATCTTTGGCGAGGGCTTGCATTCATACGATAGCTACACATAGTGCAAAACTTCAACCAAAGTTTTTTTATAAGGGAGAATTTCAAGAGAAATCTTCTTTGCAATATCTCTTAGGGAATAGACCCAATCCTTATATGTCAAGTTTTGATTTTATCTATAAGATTGTTTCAATGCTTTATACTTCAAATAACGCATTTATCTACATTCATACAGACGATTACGGAGATGTAGATGGGTTGTACCCTATCCCATATAAAAATGTGAGTTTGTTGGAAGCTAAAGGGTCATATTACGTCAAATTCATTTGTAATAATGCAGAAATTGTAAGACCGTATGAAGAAGTAATTCATTTACGTAGACACTTCAATACAAACGATTTTATGGGCGATAATCAAACTAGAGTATTAGAACCTACATTAAAGTTGAATGATTCAGTGATTGAAAGTATTGTAAACGGTGTTAAATCATCAAACAGACTTCAAGGTTTGCTTAAAGCTAGTACTTTGGTTCAAGAAACAGAGCTAAAGAAGAAGAAAGACGAGTTTGTAGAGAATTATTTGAGTTTAGATAATGCCGGGGGCATAGCAATACTTGACAATAAATATGATTTTCAACAAATAAAACTTGAGCCAGTGTTAATAGATGAAAAACAGATGGAAGCCGTAGCTAATGATTTGTTAAGATATTACGGAGTATCAGAGAATATAATCAAATCAGAATATACAGAAAATGAATATGGAGCTTTTTATAACTCTGTTATAGAAACGTTGGCAATACAAATATCACAGGAGTTAACCAACAAGATTTTTAGTAAAAGAGATATTAGAGAGGGGGCTAAAATAGTTTTATCAGCTGAACGAATGACATTTGCAAGTTTAGATACAAGAGTAAAAGCGATAGAAACATTAATGCCGTTAGGAATTTTCAGCATAAACGAATCAAGAAAGGTTATGGAATTATCAGATATAGAAAATGGCGATAAACATTTAGTATCACTTAATTATGTTGATTTAGACAAGGCTAACAAATATCAAGTGGGAGAAACGGAAGATGACAAAGAATAAGTATCAATACAGAGAACTGGAATTAAGAGGTGCAAATTTTTCAGAAAATGACGGCAAAATGGTTATAGAGGGTTATGCAGTCGTTTTCGATTCACCAACAGTATTATATAAAAGAGATGGGGTGGAATACAAAGAACAAATAAGTAAAAGTGCGTTTGAAAAATGCGACATGTCCGATTGCTGCTTAAAATACAATCATGGGGGAATGCTTTTAGCTAGATGTAGAGGAGGTTCACTCAAATTAACTGTTGATGATAAGGGATTATATTTTAGAGCTGAGTTATTTGATACAACAGTTGCAAGAGACGTTTACAACCTTATCCAAAATGGTGGATTAGACAAATGCTCATTTGCTTTTAGTGTGAGTGATGATGAATATGATAAAAAAACTCACACAAGAACAATATTAGGGATAGACAAATTATATGATGTGGCAGTTGTGGATATACCTGCTTATCAAGATACATCAGTTAATGCAAGAGGTTTGTTTGATATGGAGATTGAAAACGAACGTATTGAGTTGGATAACCAAAAATTGCGTGAAAAACTGATATTAGAAACTTATTTATAATGAAAGGGAAAAAAGAAATGTTAGGAAAGAATGAAAAAAGACTAGAAGAAATCGAAGAAAGAAAAATGGAAATCAGAACCATTTTAAAATCTGATGTAGATGTAGATTTAGCAGGGTTGAAAACTGAATTAGAAAACTTATCAAGTGAAGCTCAAGCAATCCAAGAACGTTCAGCTATTGCTAATTCTATTCAAGTAGGAAAAATTCAAACAAGAGAAATTGCAAAAGAAGAAATAAGTCCAGAAGATATTTTGAGTACTCCAGAATATAGAAGTGCATACTTAAAACAACTTCAAGGTGGGGAATTATCAGACGTAGAAAAAAGAGCTATGACAACTGCTACTAATTCAGTAGGTGCAGTAATCCCAACTGTTACAATGAATAAAATCATAGAAAAACTAGAACAAACAGGGGTTATTTTACCATTAGTAACAAGATTGGCAATTCCATCAAACGTAAAATTACCAATTGAAAATGTAATAAATGATGTTGAATGGGTTTCAGAAGGTGGAAGTAATGAAAAAGATGATACAATCAATTATGTTTCACTCGGTGCAAATGAATTGATTAAGACAATTGAAATAACAGCACATGTAGAAGCAATGTCAATTGATGCGTTTGAAGCATTTATTATTGCACAATTAGCTAAAAAGGCTAAAATTGCTATTGATAATAGTATTATCAATGGTACAGGAAAGAATAACCAACCAAAAGGTATTCTAGCAGATGTTGAAGCTATTACAACAACATATAATACTTATGAATATGATGATTTAATGACTATTTTGGGTAAGTTAAAATCTGGATATAAACAAGGTGCAGTATTTGTAATGTCAACAACTACATTATATGAACAAATTGCAAAAATCAAAGATGATGTTGCAAGACCTATTTTCAAGGTAGAAACAGACGGCAGATTTGAAGGAAAATTGAGTGGTTATCCAGTAGTATGCTATGACAACTTAGAAGATGGAAAAATTATTTTCGGTAACTTTGAATATTATTACTTCAATTTTGTTAAAAACTTTGAAATTGCAAAAGATACATCAGTAGGCTTTAAGACTGGTAAGACTTGTTATAGAACATTAGCATTAGCTGATGGTGTAACAGCATTACCTGAAGCATTTGTGGTATCAGAATTAGGTACAAAGACCAAAAAAGAAACTACAACAACAGCTTCATAGTTTTGGGAGATAGTGAGGGCAGTGGGGGCTGATTTTTCAGCCCTTACTTACCAAAATAAAGGTTAATTAAATGATAGATAGAATTAAAAACTATTTAAGAATAGCTCATGATTTAGATGATGAAATTTTAGACGATTTAATAAAGACTTCCAAGAGTATAATTTCAGAAAAAACAGGGGTAGAATATAACGAAAATGACCCTATATACTCTCAAGCCTTATTAATGTTGGTATCATATTATTACGACAATAGAACGATTATAACGGACAAATCAGTTAACACATTACCATATACTGTAGATGAACTATTAAAGACCTTAGCTTTTAGAGGTGAATATGTTGAATAGTGGAAATTATAGACAACTGATAGAAATATTAGAATACAGAAAAACAGGAGACAAAAACGAACTGGGAGAAGATATATATATCTGGGTTGTAGTAAAGCAAATATTTGGAAGTTTTGAGAATAGAACTGGGAATATGCTATATGGCAGAGCCGGAGATAGTAAATTAGCTAATACTACTCATAAATTAAGTTATAGATATGCTAATTACCCTATGTTGAATGAAGATAATAAGTTAAGAATAGAGGGAAGAACCTACAAAATAGATTATATTGATGATTTAGATAACAGGCATGAAACAATAGAGGCATTTTTACATAGAGATAATTTGAGGAAATAAAAAAATGTACCACATTTACAAGGTTGATAAGGATTTAAAGAGAATTTCAAAAATAGAGAAAATCCAAGAAATTAACTGGCAAGACAATTTAGACAACGTTTTTATGTCGTTTAATTTCAGTGTGTTCATAGACGAATCATTAGATTTGACGGTTGGCGATAT